AAATTCAATGAACGGTGTGTACTTTTCAATTCTTCTTTTCCATGATGGCCAAACAACATCATCTGTTATTTTTTTAGACCACATAGGCAAGAAATTCATAATGTTATTAAGTATACACACCGTTTCAAAATTTATGGTGTTGTAAGTCAACTCTTTTAAGAGTAACGGATACTGACCATCTTCTACCACCAACATTTCATTTGGTGTTTGTGTTGCGTTGAGAAGACCTATTATATCTTGTTCGAATCTATAAGTCAAGCTCTGATTTCTTTTTTGCCATTGTTTGTATGTTTCTTCACCTTCCAGATTGGCAATCTCACCAATCCAATTAGATTCGGTAACAAGAAAGTTGGAGACATAAAAGTTCTTCAAGTCATCCAGTTTGTATTTACGGGATAACTTGTAGAATGTGTACTTATCTTTCCTGATGGCAAAGTTATCTCTGGTAACGTTGGTCTTACCGTGATACTTAAAATAATCGTAGCTATCAGTAGTAAAATGAAGTTTAATGGCATTATATAAAGCAAAGGCTGAGAATCCAGAACCTTCTTCAAGCGAAAAAATCATAACGGCAAAGATGCACTTCTTTTCAATAGGTTTAATTCTTGGGCTTCTTCACGAATCTTGGCCTTCAAAGCATTGGAGACCAATGATGATGCAACATCGACCTCCATGCCTGTTTGCTCACAATGGTGAATGATAGCATCCATGTGTGTGCCTCCCAAGGTGTATGACAACTTGGTAATCATTTCACTAAAATCATTAATCTCTGTTTTCGTAGGCACGATTATCCTTTTGTATAAAAAATGTGGTTGCCAATCTTCTTAACCATTCTGATATTGGTCCAACCGGGGTTTACATAGACTGCATGGTAGAACATTGCCTTGGCCTTGGCAAGCTCTCGGTGTAGTACCGATTCCGTTATTGCCCTTTTAGCAATGTATAGGCATTCTTCCCATGCATAGGTGTCTCTCACTGGACCTACATTCTCACAAGTCCATGAGAATTGGCAGGTTGAACCAGTTTTCTGGTAAACAACACCGCAAAAATCAGATGGATATTTCTTGCTGTTTGCACGATTGATGGTGACCTGTGCAACGGCCAATTTTCCTTCATGTGATTCTCTTGCTGCTTCATAGTAAATATTTTTTGCAATACAAAGAACCTGTTTGTTAATATCTGCACCAACTTGTTGATTGACTGAAGGTTCATATTGCTTGGCAGAAATGGGTATGCATAACGAGGTAAATACAATCAATAAAGTTTTTGACAACTTCATTTGTTCTCCTTGTGTGTGTTTGGGGTTAGACCCCAACCCTCAGGCCGATTTCTTGGTAACTTTTGGAGTTTCCATAGGAAGATTAGACACGAAACCATTCAAGGTTTGGGCCTTGCTAATAATTTCTATCTCTGAGGGAGTTTGTGGTAAAGCCGGATGTAGGGGTGGTGGTTCACCTTTGGCTTTTGCTGCGTCACATTGAGTGTTCCATTCTTGCGAAATTTTATCTCTTTGTGCGTTATACTCATCATATATCATATCTCTAGCCATTTTTAAAAGCTCAAGACGAATTTCAAAGGGTGTCATTGACATGGTTTTCTCCTGTGTGTAAAGTGTGGGGGTTTTTATTGGGAACCCATAACCCATTGACTATTTAGAATCCTACGGATACTGTAAGTCCTACTGCACGTTCTTGAATGTCTTGATAGCTTTGGCTAACACCCAAACCAACAGATACTTTGCTGATAACTGGCATGTCGTAAGTAGCAAATACTACAGATTGTTTTGGATTTGCGCTGTCCCAGTTTACACGGGTCTTAGCACCAGCCATGGCATAACCAGGACCAACCTTAACGCCAGCGTTTGCACCAACTAGACCATACTCATATGGTTTTGCACCGTTACCACCATTATCGAATCCAACACCAACAAATGGGTTGATACCGAAAACTGTCTTACCTGCGGTAAGTTCCAAACTATTGAACATAGATTGGTTATCATTGGTACGTGCATTACGATTTTGTAATCCAAGATTCAAACCACCTAATGTAGTACCAGCACGAACATATTGTGCGATACTTTGTTGGTTGCTTACTCGGTTAGTAACTTGGTCAACACCATACGAAACAAAACCACCGGCCTGTGCGGCTGCGGCGACTGCAATTAAACTTGCGATTGCGATTTTCTTCATTAAAACTCCTTAGTTAAAAAAATGGTTGGTTATTCTGTTACGAGGAAACCAACCGAAACCCTAAGTAAATGCGAACTTGAAAGTTTGCTTTTACTAAATACATTATATATCTTGGAGGATAATAATGCAATACTTTTTATACATCTGGTACGACAATTGCCGAAAAATGTTCTATGTTGGTATGCATGAAGGACAAATAACCGATGGTTATGTATCTTCATCCCGTTGGTTTAACGGAGAATATCAATATAGACCAAATGATTTCAAACGTAAAATTATCAAAACCTTTAATGATAGGAAGTCAGCCAGAAAAGAAGAGGTAAGACTACTTCGTATGATTAAAGAATCTGAGTTTGGTAAAAAATACTACAATCTCAAAAATGGTCGTAAGAAAGGTTCTATTCCTATAAACAAAGGTAAACCAATGTCAATTGAACAACGACAAAAACTTAGTTTAATTAAACTTGGAAAACCTTCTGCAAGAAAAGGCATTCCAAATAAAGTTAAAGTAGATTGTTTGGTTAATAAGGAACAACCTACAAATCCCCATTCGATTACCGTTTAAGCGGCAAGAGCGAAGCGGCTATCATTAGCTGCGTTTACTTTGATTTAGTTTTAACATCTTCTCTGATGAGCTGTCCACTTCTGTACTTGTTGCCCTGTCGAAACTATGCAGCCCCATCAAAAGTATACTGGTTTGGATTATTTGGATGTCCGTGATACCTTAGTCATCTTCATTATCGCACGGCGCAGACCTTTATACTTTTGGTGGAGCTGGGGGGATTTGCACCCCCGTCCAGAACACTTTTCTAGTTGCTTCATACAACCATAACTTCACATTATAACACAATAAAATTAGTTTGTCAATTTTTTTTCAGTAACTTCACCAATTAGTTGGTTAGTATTTGCTGAGGTCACTATTTTTTCAAATCCAATTTTAAGTGGATCATTACTTCCAACCAACATAAACGATTGTTCTGGAATTAATCCAATTTGTTGCAATGCTTTCCATGTATGAGGATTTGACATTGCATTACGAAGTTTTGCAGGTGATGGATGTCCGAATGTCATAACCTCCGCATAAATTTCTTTACCAATCATTGCAGTAAATTCATTAGCCGCATTAGCCTCAAACATTTCTTCATCAGTATATGGTGTACCATCTGGATGTTTTATTCTGGTTGGTTCAGCAATCTCATAACATTCTGCCAATAATTTTTCTAAAATTTTAATCTCTTGTCTATTCAATTCAAATGCTTCATTCTGAATCTGTAAACTAGATTCAAATTCTAAAATGTCCGCTTCCATGCTAAGTATAACATGTGGTAATGCATTAGTATCTTTTAAATTTTGCAATTCCATTAGTTTTGCTCGATGTTTCATTTCTGAAACTTTTTCCAATTCGGCCGAGCGAAGCCTACCTTCCAAAAACCCTTTTAGAGTTTTAATCTTTTCCCAAACCGTTTCACCAATTACTTGATAACGATAGTTAAATTCAGAATTTAATTTTGCTGGCATCAAACCACTCCATAAAAAAATAAAAAAATATTAAACGAAATTTGAATATGCAACACCAGCTACAGCTGTTTTGGTTGTGCCGAGATTAGTGCCACTGGTGATGAATGATCCTAAACTATTCAATCTTAAAGCTCCAGTTAAACCGTTGAAAACACCAGAGCTAGTACCCCATGCAAATGTTGCATTAGTGACATTATATGTACAACCAGTATGATATGAACGACCTGTCACTGTGGTTGTATACTGAGCAAGTGTAACACCACCTTCCATCAAACTTAATCCATTTGTCCAACCACCAAGTGCAGTTGTTTGACCACCAAAAAAAGCTGCTTTAGTGTCGCCATAACCAGCTGCAGCTAAGAAGTGTCTAGCTGTAGTACCTGTGGCGATTGTATCACTACCAATAACGCCAGTATTTGTTACTTGATTAAAGGAGTTTAAGAATGTTAGTGTACTATTGCTATTAAGAATAGCTCCAAAAGCAAATACAGCTTTATCATAACTATGTGGCGCACATGCAGCACCCCATCTATATGCGGCGGAAGTGTTGTTATCACTACCAAGAACGCCAGTATTTGTTATCAAATTAAATACATTTATTACACCATTTACAGGTGTTGCAGGTCCATTATTTCCAGCAAAACCAAAACCAACAATTGCTTTGTCGTAACCATATTTGCTACCAGAAGATTCTGTTCTAGGTGTACCAACTATTGAAGTGTCGCTAGCTACTACACCAGTGTTTGAAATTAAGTTGCTTAAGTTTTTATAAGCTGGTGATTGACCTCTGTATATACCATATACAACAATGCCTTTATCAAGTCCATATGATGTGCCAACAGCACTTTCTCTACCTGGGCCAGCTGTTGTAACATCAGCAGCAATCGAACCCGAATTCGACAATTTATTACTTACATTGATAGGTATAACACTACCGCCTTGAGTTCCAAAAACAAAGATTCCGTATATGGTCGCACCTCTGTATTTTGAAAACAAATTAAACATTTGAAATGGCGGAGCATTTACTCTAGACAACTGACGAACATCTAGCTGACCCAAACCAATCGTGTCAGTTTCATTTTTTCCCAATTCAACATTTATATCAGATAAACTGATTGGACCTGTTCCTGCTGCCCTTGTTACCATTTATTTTTCCTTGTTTTTATTATCTATTTATTTCATCAGCTATTTTTGTGGTAAAAATCAATAGCTTTTACAAGCCCTTCAATGTGGTCTTGTGTTTTTTCTTTGAAAATCATTGGTTGTTCATTGTCCACGGCCATGATAATTACCAAATCATCAATAGGTTGACCAATCAATTCCTCATACATCAATGCATATGCAGTACATTGCCAAAAATAATCTAAAATATCTTCACGATTTTTGATCTTTTTTGAAGTCTTGAAATCGATAACTGATAACTGTCCTTCATATTCACCAATACAGTCCACACGGCCAGCCAATCCAAGTTGTGATGACCATAGGCCAACCTCTTGATAGTGTATATTATTTATCTTGTTTAGGTATGGTTTGATTGATATGAACATTTCCTTCGCATCCGGCATCACAACACCTGGTGGCTTTGGCTCATTATTCAAATAATGTTCACACAAAGTATGCATATTTGTACCACGGGATGTAGCGTGTTTGGAGATTTTGTTAGCAACTTCTTCACCAACTCTGTGCCGCCATTCCATGATGGACTGTTTCTTTTGAGCACCCACCACCGTGGTCACCGATGGTAATTTCTTACCTTCTGGTGTTACATAATATCTTTTTCCGTCAGGAAAAGTTTGAGATTCGATTTTTGGAATCTCTTTTGGTGGGCAATAATTAAACATATCAATAACCTAGTTGTTCACATGCTACAATCCATTGTTTCACTAAGCTACTACGGACAATATCATCTGGTGTAAAATAAATCTCCTGAAAGGATGGCATCTTACGAGCCACTTCTAAGAAACTATGAAAAGCTGTTTGGTCTTTATTACTCTTAATTAGGTCAGTTTGTTTGAAGTCACCTGAAAATATAATCTTAGACCTGTGGCCAACCCTAGTAATAATTGTGTTAACTTCCGACCAATTCAAATTTTGATTTTCATCAACTAGAATAATAGCATCATCAATAGAAATACCACGAATTGCCGTAGTTGAAATAAATCGAACATGGCCTTGTTCCTTCAATCTGTCCCATGCATCTGTGCGACCAAACAATGTGGCAGAAATTTCTTTGTATGGCAATTCATAGATTTCTTGTTTTTCGTTCAAGTCACCTGGTAAAAAACCAACATCACGCAATTGAACAAGTGATCGTACAACCACCACTTGTTTGAAAGAATTGGATTTATCCAATACTTCTTCTAGTGCTTTATATAGTGCCAAAAAAGTTTTGCCTACCCCAGGACTACCGAATAGTCCCATGAAGTAGGCACCGCCTTTATACATTTCAAAGAATAATCTCTGATTCTCTGTTAATGGTTCAAATGTTTTTAAATGGTCTGGTTTTATTTTCAATGAATTGGTTGATACTGGCTGATGTTTAGTCTTATGTTCATCATCCTGCAATTGCTCCGCTGCATATCTGGCTGTCGTTTTTTTTGTAACCATCATTTCTCCCTTGGACTAGTGCTGAAACTTTTTTGGAGTTATCGGATTCTTTTTTCTTCCGATTTTTATTTAAATTTTTTGACTGAGTATTTTCCTCAGTTTTCTTTTTAGGTAGAAATAAAGCAGGGATTTGAGGCATTACCATTCTCTCTGCATTTTGGTTTTATGGCCGCCCATTGTGTTTCCTGGAATGGTTTCTTTCATGCGATTAATGACATACTTTTCAAATGCGGAGTCGGCCTTACCAACTCCTGGTGTGTCCATACGCATACCGTCCCCAAGACCAGGCAGGCCTTCAGGACCAAAGTATCTTTCGAGGTGTGGGTTGTTTACTTTAAACTCATCATACTCTGCAAGGCGCATTGTATGTTCTTCAACTTCATTTGTGTTTTTATTCAGAAATGTATAAATCATGTAGTTTGAAACCAGTTTGGCACTGGTCGTGAGTTAATCTTACCTTGCCATGAGGCTAGGTGCTGTTTATTATTTATATAGTAATTCTTGTAGGACGCAATCGAATCATTTGCCACTTTAACATCATCAGGCATTGCAGGTGTTGGCTCAGTGAACGGTGCATGTGCAGGAATATTCATTGGTGGATACATCAATTCTTCTTCAAGACCAGATGCTTCCACTTTATGAACTTTACCATAACGATAGGTGTATTCTTTGCACAATTCAGTCAACAGTTTAGACAACCAGACATAATTTGCATAAGACTGCCTGCACCAAATTGCTGAAGGATGGTTGATATGAGTAGCAGAATAAAGCACAGATTCACGGCTGTCAGGAAGAACATATCGAGTTTGTTTTCGACCAGTTTCAGAGAGGTCAACAGATTCAGTACCATCAAGAAAACGATGAGCAGTAGAAAGAAGTTGAGCATATTCAAGGATCATTTTAATACAATGTTTGTCATTGTGCATCTGAGCACACACTTTTGGATCGTTGTCAAGATAAAAGATATTCATGTTAACATCCTTATTAACCCAAAGGTATCAATAGATGTGAGCAGGATGTAGTTAGCCAACATGCCAAAAGATTTCCTAGACCAAGCAGCCCAAGCATACAAGGCACAACCAGTAATCCAAATAGGATAAAGAGTGAGAAGCGGAGGGTTTGGGACTGTGAGTGCCATAATAACAGCGCAACCGATGCTGATAGCCCAAGCAAGCAACTCAATAGCAAACCGAATTCGGTTAGACTTAAAATCATCTCTAATCCATTCAAAAGTTGGTCTAAACAACTCTAACATTAACAACGTCCATCATCATCTTCTGGATCATCCCGAAATGTTTTACGAACCAATTCAATCGTTTTAGTATCAGTATCATTAACAATTTCAAGTTGGCCATCAATATGAAAACCAAGGCCATGCAAAAAATCCTGAAATTCAGAAAGTATTGCTTCAAGGCCTTCGGCTTCAAATTCCATAGTCAGTTTTGTTCCACGGTGTTTACTGTTGATTAGACTGTACAGAGGTGCTTCATGCTCTGCCGTGAATACGAACTTCATAGCTTAGGAATTTCCAATTCTAATGATTTATCTTTTTTGCTTGCTTTGGTTGGGAATCGTTTTTCGATATCTTCAACCGATACAGGTTGCATAGCAAATTGCTTGAATTCACTGTAATCGTTGGTTACCTTCATAGAATTTTTAGAATTCATGCCTGCACCATCTAATGTGAACAATGCACAACCGCCTGCGGCCAATGGTGCAATTTCGATAATGTGTTCCAAATTAATAATAACTGGACAACCTTTTTCAACAGAATTAACTTCAACAAATAAACTCATACTAACTCCTTATTTTTTATCACAATCAACAACACGAATCAAATACACGGTAACATCGGTATCTGGCCTAACAAAAAAACATTCACCTTTGATTGACCAGACAAGATGGTTTTGGATGCCATCTTTAAACTCTTTCAATGGTTCTGGTGGTTTGCTCTTATGTGTCAGATTAATATATATGAAGCAAAGTAAAGCAGCAATTGCAAGAGCTGCGAGTGCCCATTCTTTAATAAATTCCCAAATTTTACGCATAAATTTTCCAATAAAAACCATAAGCTACTAAACTTAAAAAACAAATGATGAATGTATAGAAACCAAGTGCCTCACACCTATCTCTGTAGTATTTGATTTCTCGCTTGACCATATCACGCTGAGCAACCAGAGTAACTGGTACATCATTATCGTGATGCCTTGAACCACCCATCATTAGAATGGTTTTCTCAATTTCTTCTAAACGGCGAACCGCTGAAACATAATGTATAACTGATAACATATTACCAATGCCTTATAACGCCTGCAACAATGAAAATGTTTGTGATGATGTATGATAACACAATTAGAGTTCTAAGGCAAGCGATAATGTTTGCCTCACGGTCGGAGGATCCTGCCTTCTCACCCAAGGCTTTTGCCCACAGTCTCCACATCACTCAATGAAACCTTCTTCCGTCTGCGGAGGTGTTCTAGGTTCTGCATCCGACCAACGGTATTCGTAGATGGGTTTATCCCGTGGTGTATACGGAAAGGTTACCGGTAATTGACATCCAGCACTGGTATAATATGATTTATATGTATGGCCTTTTTCGTCACGGTACCATTCCCAATAGACTTTGCCGTCAATGTCATAGCATTCACCATTCGAATCTTTGAATACTGATGAACATCGTTTGTTTTGAAACCGTGGTTCACCTTTATAATCACTAATGTCTATCCATTCATCATCTTCACCGGTCAGTGGTGATATAGGTTTGAAATCCAACAATTTAGCCAAAATGTTTAGTGCGTATCTACCAGAAAATCCAGAATGACCTTCTTCAGCAAACACCTCGACCATTTTTAGAATGTGTCCACGCATCGCACCGTTGTATTCATCTTCGTGGGTTAAACCAATACGATCTAACTCAGATTCTGCATAAGATACTAAATTACTCATAATTAATCCCACAATCCTTGGTAGTATTTGCCAAACAAACGGAATCCGTTGGCCATTCTTTCTTCAACTTTCTTGATACCATCATAATCACATACGTAGGTATCATTTGGGCCACGCCTCATTTCGGTGTACTTGTGTTCACCTTTAGGCACTTCGTTGCCCTTAACATCCACAGGCACCCACAGTATATCATGTTCACCTGAACGGTATGCATCTTGCCAAGAATCATCTACCTTGTGTTCAAATGCAAAAATGATTTCATCAAGAACATATACCCAACGCTTGTGGTGATTAAGATCGGTGTCCCATTCGTTTTCTTTAGGCCAACAAGCCCAAGACTTCAATTCGGTAGGAACATCATCATCATCAACAAACGGACTACCGTGTTGATTTGCTTTCAACTGCTTCAACATTGGCAGAATGATATTGGATAATGTATGATCCATATTCCAAGTGTCCCACTTATCAATCTTCACATAATTGATTTGTGGGTGAATAAAGTCCAATACACGTTGAATTGCACGGCTGATAGGTGTCAAACGGTCAGCCCACTTTTCAACCCATTCTGGATGGTCAACATACGGAAGTTGTTTATCAAAAAAACTAATACTTTTATCACGGCTGCACTTAGACCAGTCAGTCCAAAAGAACATATAGTCCAAAACGGTGTATGGGCTAATCCAGTGATTGCGGTAGTTTGATTTGTAAATCTTCATTGTGGAACTCTTAACATTTCTTCTATTGTAAAGGATTTTTGCATGTATGGCGAGACATTTTTAAGTACCGATTTGGCCATATCACCATATCTACGTGGCAAATAATTTACCTTGAAGTCACAACCATTTACCAGTTTAAATTTGTCCACAATTTGTTGTACAGTGTGGCCTGTGCCAGTGCCTAGGTTCTCAACCAATAAATTGGATGGTCTTTGGACTGCCATTTTGATAGCATTGCACACTTCAAGTACATGAACATAATCACGCTCGGCGGTACCATCAATTGTATCATAATCATTCCCGTAAAGATTGAACTCACCTGTTTCCCTTGCTTTCATTAAATTGTAAAACAAACCATCCCAGTTTGTTGGACCATAACCAGCACTACCCGTTACATTGTAAAAACGGAAGATGGTATAATCCTTGTTGTTCATTATACAGTATTGGCGAATCATAGATTCCACACTTGCTTTCGACAAAGCATATGGGCTGCAAGGATTTTCTGCGGCACCAGTAGATGCAAAAATGAAATTATCAAAGCTGATGTTTTCCAACAACTTCAAAGTACCTGTAACATTGTTGCGGTAGTATTCCATCGGCGCAATCATAGATTGACCAACATTGACCAATGCAGCCAAATGAACGACTGCATCATAGTGGTCATAGTGGTCAAATCCGGATGTAATGTCCTGCATGACAAATTTCTCTGCCATTACAGGTGTGAATACACGATCCAAACCAACCACATATTCTTTTTCCAAGACCTTACATAGGTGCTGGCCAATATAACCAGAACAACCTGTTACGAGAATCTTTCTCATTTTAAACCAAAACTTTCATCTTGATATTCAACAGAGTTGATTGATTCCATCTTCTTGGAAATATCCCAAGACTTGCAATAGTCATTGTCTTTATCAAACAATTCCAAATAGTCTTGAGCAGACAATTGACGGGTAGAAACAATCACTTCATCCATGTGGTGTTGTGAAAACTCTTTGAAAGATTCTTTGCCAATTTCCATGACGAATTCATCCGTTGCATGACCTTCTTCACGAGCTTCAATCACATAACGCATACGAAACATTGATACAGTTTCAACCAAATACAATTTCTTATCCACGTTCAAATCTCCACAAATTTAAGTTTAAAACTATCAGCACGGTTTTCATAACCATCATAACCACGGGGATTACAAACGATGCGTGTAGAACCAATCATATAATCGAAATCTTCATGTGTGTGACCATGAGTCCACAATTTGATTTGTGGATGGTCCATGATAAATTCGGATAAGTCGGAACTATACCCACCATTCATAATTTCTTCTTTTTGGTATCGAGGATGTGTAGATTGTTTGCTTGGTGCATGGTGACCAACAACAACAAACTTTTGATCCCATTTACCTTCAACCATCATACGAATATAAGACAACATTTCTTTATGGTCTTCTACCGCATCTTCTGGTGTGAAACGGCTTTCACGTTTATGGAATTTACCATCCTCATCTTTGAAGATTGTTACCCGATTACCATTTTTAACACAACGGAAGTCATTCATCATACCCTTCATGTGTAGCAATGTGATTGGATCTTCCTTGTTCATATCTGTCCACAAGGTACCACCAATAAAGATCGTATCTCTAATTGCAATTTGTTCTTTATCTAAGATATGAAGATTGCGGAGATAATTAAGGCGACTACGCAAATCTCCAATAGTGTTAGCGTAATCACCGTGATAGTGTTCATGGTTCCCCATAACATAAAGGACATGCGGAAATCTGTCAGAGCATTCTTGAAAGAATGTGTGCCATGCTTCAGAACGGCCAAAGCGGTCGAGAATGTCATTATTGTCCTTGTTCATCAAATCTTTAACCACACAAATATCACCAGAGAGAATAAGAACATCAGCGTTCTCGGTATTCTCTAGTGAAATTGTACCAAATTCTAGGTGTAAGTCTGAGCAGATTGCGATTTTCATAATAGTATTATAACAGAAACCGGTATATATGTCAAGTGGTTGTGTTGTTTTTTTGCGACACTCTCAGGAGCCATTAATGTAGTCCTTCAGACTTCAATTTTCTTTCAATGTGTGGCAACAAACCAAGTACAGTTTTGCTGTGGCCAGATTCTTGTGCAAGACCAACCATCTGAGCCATAATGATTCCACACAATGCGGGATATGACACCTCATAATTGCGGACAACCTTCATCAGAAAGTCATGGAAATCATCCGTTATTGCTTGTAAATCCTCATCAATCATTTTTTATCCAGTTTAGGTTCTACAAATTCTTGATTCACTGCTTGCACTTCTTGTTGGTGAAACCGCATATTGAAACTAAATGCACTAACTATTGCGGTGAATAGTGCATACAGAGGGAAGAAAACGATGGCCAGACCAACCGTCATCAGAATTCCAAATGCAACAAATGATTTCACATATAGAATGTAAACAATTTCAAGCAACAGATTCCAAAAACCTGCACTACCAAAACTCTGTTCATCACCACCGCCATTGAAGGTTCTAATGTGTGTAATGAATTCTTTATTCAAAGATTCACATTGACTTGTCAATATATCAATCAAACCACGGTATAGTTTAATCATCATGTTTATTTCCTATCTTGCAAAGTGTAATGAGTAACAAATGCGCCAGGCTTCTTCAATGCTTCTGCACGGCGTTTCTTGTATGCAACATTGTCAACATCAAGCAATTTTTGGTCAGCAGTCTCACGCTTGTCCCAAATGGCTTCACATTGTTTCTTGTTGTAGTCCGTGTATGACAGGCAATCTTCAACAAAATACTTCCGGTCATCTTCGGGTTTTGACAACAGTTCTTCCTTAGGTGGTTTCACCTCGGTAGGCTTCACTGTTTTGGATTCAAGTGGCTTCAGTGGTTCGACAATCTTTTCCACAATCACCTGTTTTTCAACAATGACCTCGACTGGTTTTTCCACAATCTTTTCAACCTCTACGATTTTTTCCATCACAGGAGTTGGTGCAGGCTCTGGTTTCTTGGCAGGCTGGTGGTTTGCAAAGACAACAACACCAAACAGAGCCAAACAGCCAAAGATAATTTGTTTCCAGTACAAATAGAAAATTGCACCGAAAATTAAGATACCAAGAGAACCCAGCACCATCAATTCTAATGTGTGCTGAGAGAGACCCGAATTATTGACAACCTCGGAATACATTTAAATCACCTTATGTGGATTATGGACGAGCAACGTAAGTTTCACAATTAACAGCAACGGGGTACATGATAGTACCATGATCCGTTTTCTGCGGCAGTGTTTGAATCACTGGTTTCATTTTTGCATCAATACAATCTTTTTGTGCTCGAATGACCTCAGCACGTTCAATCATCTTTGGCTCTTTGAAGCCTGCCAATTTTGGAGTTGAGCAAGCAGCAATCACCAAAAACAAAACAGTAAACATACCATACCTCAAACTTTTATTAAACACTTTTAATCCTTTCAATTAACAAATTTGCTTCCGTAAAATTGGAAACACTGTCGGTCATTTCCATTTCTTGGACCATCAACTCAGCTCGAGCCATGCGAATCAATTCCAATGCATAATTAATGTCATTGTCATCGGCTTGCTCGAGCCATTCATCAAATGCACCGTCATCTGTTTCCATAATAAATTTCAGATTATCTCTGTCCCAGTCATTCATTTGTATGATGCCGAAAAGCCGTTATCTTTGAACAGGATGCCACAAAGACCGGTGATACCAAGCGCTTGAATGAAATCAATTTCATTGAAACCTGTAATTGCAGGAACAAGAAACAAATTCCAACACAACATCACCAAAATGGCATTAAGACATGCCAAGAAAATGGTGAATGCTACCACAGCAGCGAACTTTGGCCAATCAATCGTTCGATTAGCCCATTTGAGATTAAACATATTAGGCCTCAACGGCAACAGGTTGTGCAACAGGTGCAGGTGTTGCAACAGGTTTGCCAACATAACGGCCATTGGCATCAAACTCGGTAAAGTTAACCAATTGATATGCGGAAACTCTACGACCTTCTTTGTGTACCTTCACAATACCACCATCTTTGCGGATATTGTAAATGTTGGTGGACAAGCGATAGAGAACCGCTTCTTGATCCGTGCCTTTGAAGCAGGATTTAATTTCATCGGGAGATACCGGTTTGCCAGATAGCAAAGTAACGGTGATTTTTTCGTGGCGATTTTGTTTGCCGGTGCGTACAGTGTTTGACATTTAAGTCCTTTCAAAATTACATGATTAAAGAACCAACATAGTGATTGTAACACATGGGTGGCATGTTGGCAACCATCCATGTGTTGTTTTTTTTACATCAGAATGGAATCTCATCCAGAATTGTTGCCTTCACGGCTGCTGATGTAGGTGCATCGACCTTTGCATCCACCTTGGAATAGAGGTCCAAGAACGCCAGTTTGGTTTCAGTATCAAACCTTGCCACACACAGCTCGATGGCCTTCATGCGGTTGCCAAAGATTTTGAATGCTCTAGCAATGTGGACCAAGCGGCGGGTGGAAATGATTTCATCCGTAGCACCTTGGTCAAATGATTGACGAACAACATCAGCCCATTGTGTCAGCTTCTCAACAAAATCCTGGTCATCAATCAATGGTGATAGGATTTTCTTTTCAGTCTTGATATCAGGATATTCCTGTTCCACTGTAATGGGGAATCGTTCAAGAAATGCATCATCAAGAATCTGTGACAGATAGCGACCTTCTTCACTACCACGACCTTTGGTGTTTGCAGTAGCAATGATGGAGAATCCATTCTTTGGATAAACCATCTCACCGTTTTTCTTGTTGTAGTATGGTTTGCCTTCTAAGATGCCTTGTAAACACATCAACTTATTGGAACCACGATCAACTTCATCAATCAATAGAATGGCGCCACGCTTCATGGCCGTAATAACAGGACCATCACGATTAACCACATTACCATCAACAAGAGTAGGACCACCAAGTAAATCCGATTCGTCAGTTTCGATTGAGATATTGACACGAATACATTCACGTTGGAGTGTGGCGCAAACCTGTTCAACCATGAGTGTCTTACCATTTCCTGATAGGCCAGTGATGAAAACAGGATAAAATTGACCAGACTTAACAATATTGCTAAGGTCTTTATAAAAACCAAAAGGGACATAATCTGGATATTTTACAGGAATTGATACATCAGAATCATCAACCATTCTAGGTTGTTTGAATTCTAGCACTTGTGCAGCCAGTGCAACTTCCATTTCAGGTTCAGGTTGTTTCATTTGTTTTTTGGTACCAATAGATGGCAACTTGTAACGACCACGATCAACTCGGTATTCCGATTTAGTTACAAACCAGTATGGGAAAGAAATATCTGCTTCTTCAACAACGTGCTGAATACCATCCCGTGTCAGTATAGAACCAACACCGAAAATATCTTCAGCAGCTTTAACAAAGGCAGCCTGGTTACGATTCAAACTCATCATTTACTCCAATTAATAGAACCAACCCATATTATACGCCAAAATCACTTGCGTGGCAAGTAACACAATAGTTATCATTCTTCATTCCACTTTCCGGTTTGTTCAAAGGACTTTTCCTGTATGGTTTTCTCATTGTATAATTTCCTTGGGCTACTACACAAAGGACACCTAGGATTGCCACAATCCATTGCATGATGTTTGGCAAACTTGTGAGGTTCTTTAACATTCATGCCATGAGACTTGGCAATCTTGGTTTGCTTCTTGATAGCATTTTCATCCTTTAACAGGCGTTTCGAATGCTTCAGCTTGTCATCAGGATTGGACATATCAAACAGCAGAGTTTGCGTTATCTTGCACAGGTGCGGTGAATTCCACAGTATCTTCTGGATTAACACCAACTTCGCCAATCACTTCATAACGGCAGGCACGACCTTTTGAATTGTCGTAGTCAGTTGGAATGGACACCACATCCCGTGGATTGATTTTCACAATCACGGTGCGGTCACCACCAAACGATCTCAAATAGTTTTCACTACAGAAATGCAAACCAGAAGAACAGGTGTTGTTTTGGTTGTCATCGACTTTGTTGCGTTCCATTTCAACAATCTTGCCAACAGAATTGTCCATAGTGCCGGTGTGGCAGTCGGTGTAATTCTCACGAACACGCTTGTATGCCAAGAAATGGCCATCAGGTGTAATTGGCAGGCGATTCTTTTCCAAGAAACCATACAACTCATTCACGGCACGGAATGATGGGTTAGTCATCATGTTCTCCATGAAGGCAACCAATGGGTCAACAGGGAAACCATCTTGCAACATTTGCACCATGCGGTCAACGATGGCACCATGCATTTCTTCATCTTTCCAAAATAATTTCTCGCCTTGGACTGCAATGTTACCTGCACCATAGTTGAGCACAACCTTTTTGGGATCAATAATATCCCGCACGGTGTCCCAATCACTGGCCTTAATGGCATCAACTACCTTTTGGTAGGTGATATGAGTTTTGGAAATTGTATGTGGTGTGTTATTGATAACAACCACAACATTGGAACCTTGAATCAAATACGGAAACATTTTAGACACCTTTCACTGTATCAACTAAATTAACATACTCACACACATCGTCCTCATTTGCATAAGAACCAAACTTGTTTATCAATGGATATCTATTTGAGAATTCCATCAATTTGCTTTTAAACTGTGCAGTCACAGCTTTAACATCAATATTATTTTGAATATTCATATTTTGCATCAATCGATTCAGCCAATGAATACCAGTCATCTTTGGTAGGCCAACAAAACTGTCCAAGAACATTTTTGCGGGACTCTTTGCATCGACACCATCAGACACTTTTTGGTAATTATAACCGAAAATCGGATGTTTGTCAAGCCCTTCCAACACGGAAGCCATGCCGATTTTGGTATTTAACCCAGTCAAAACGGTAGTAATATGGTCTTCGATGTTAATCCAGTTGGACATTTTCTTAATGGCCTCAATATCACCTTTACGCACACCATATAGGTCGATGGCAAATTCTGGCATACCAGTTCTACGCAGCAAATCTGCCAATTCGGTTACACCGTAATGTGTATTCAATTTTTTGAATTGTGGCACAAAACCAGTCATTGGTACATAGTACATCTTTAGATTTTTATTAAATGTGTCCAAAGTACCTGCAGCACGCCACACCATGTCATTTGATGATGAGCTTCTAGATGGACCACCACGCTTTTCAAGTTTGAGAATGGTTACGTTTTTACCGAAACCATTACCAACACCAGCCTTACGTGGTTTCTCAGTCAAACTTGATGCAGCCATACGCTGTGCAGCAGGTGGATTGTGCAACATTGCATAGAATGAAACCAAGTCCATTGGATGTTCTTTATCCAACCTATCTAACACAAACACAGATTCACGATAAGAGTTTTTCTTCTCTTTGTTACGGAAATGGTGCTTAGCACGTTCAAATGAACCTGTCTTACAATCATTCTCAACAAACATTGAGTTGTCGTTAACCTCGATATTGAAATACTCAATACGCTTTTGGTCTTTGTCATAGGATACACAAGGACTACAATTCTTGCAACGGCTAATACCACGCTCAGTTTCGAACTTCTTGATATGAATGTTCATAGCTTTCAAATCAAGCAAATTGGCCTTGATATCAAATGAATGATTCCATGCACTTACATCAAACAAAGGGAAATTGGTGGCGGTTACATAATCAAACACCGCAACTTGCCACAAATCTTGGCGTTTCTTGTCATACAAAAACTTTGATCGTTCCCATTCACCTTCAACCGCATCAGCTTCAGTAGCAAGAACCTTGGTCAATGCAGAGTTAACTGCAACCAATTTTTTGCGAATAGAATCAATCGTCAGCGGAATGTAGGACAAACCTTCACGACTTGCTTGAAAGTCCAACTCGCCGATGCCAAACTCCATAACAAGGCCACATTTTAACAATTTGTGTAGGCCTTCAAGTGCTTGTTCTGCTTGTGGTACATCAATTGGATATGCAATATTACCCATCACAGCAATGGATGAAGAATTACGACCATAACCATCATATTTGCGTGAATGAACACCAGGAATAATATTCTTGGTTTCATATTCAACACGTTCGATGGCGATTGTGTTACCTGTGATTGTAGGCAATACAGGGAACCAACGATACACGCTACGTGATTCATCGGTGAATTTACTAAAATCGTACCTGTCATTGACGGAGAATTTTACCTCAACGCCATTATGTTCTGTTACCTGCTCTTCACCCATCAGAGCAATGGATGGCACACCAACATCATTAATGAAGGCAGAATAAATGCCTTTGCGGCCATTTTGAATGGCAGTAACGGTGAAGTTATCAGTGTAGGAGAATGGAGATTTTGAACCAAGACCAAGAGCACCAATGAAGTCGTTGGATTCTGTTTTGGTTGATTCGAAATATGTGGTGTAAATTTTGGTCACTTGGTCATGCGACAAACCAGTACCAAAATCACGGATAGAAAACCACGGTTCAAGCGTGGTTGGAAGATGCACCTCAAACGGCTGTGTGGTGCCGGCGGCGGTGTGAGAATCAATCGCATTGCACGAAAGCTCACGGATGATCGCCTTAATTTTATTGGCGTATAAGCCAGAGCTAAGGATATTGAAGGCCTTAGCAGAATTGCGTATACGGAATTCACCGATTTCGCCTACATTAGATAACACGGCTTCCGCCTGAGGTGCGTTATTCAAAATCATTACAAACCTTTTTCATTCAAAGTAAGACTCTATTATACCAGATCCAAGGTAAATGGCAACAACTATTTGCTGTGGTTGCACAAATACAACACTAAGAAAATAGATACAAAAGTACTACAGATAAATTGAATGAGAAAACCAGGCCGTCCAACAGGTAATACCAAGTTGGATGTTTTTGGTAGTCCACATTGACCAACCTCCAACCTGACCAGACTGTGAAAAATAAAGCAAAGAATACATTCATTCTTCAACTCCAAAATGGCCTTTAGTCTTATCAATCATTCTGCGAAAATGCACAATCTTACCTTCATGCCATCTGCGGTCATAATCATTGCATGATGTAGTTTTATATTTCTCCAACATAGCAATTTCATATTCAAGTAAGCCGATGAATTCATCCGTCAGCACTTCAGCAAACTCTTGCAGTCGAACATGGCTGATACAATGTTCCACTTTTGCTTTTGTAGCAAGTTCTTTCAATCGGTCATTCATTCTGTAACCTCCCAAGCCCAATGCACAACAATCCAATCTGTCAAACAATCTTCAAAACAATAATTGGCATCCACAATTTCTTTTCCATATTTCTCACACATTTTTCCATACCAATGTGGCCAATATTCTTTGCGAATATCATCTTCTGATTTTGTTTCAATAAAATCACCACCGTCAATTGGGTATGCAAAGGAATAATATCTCATTTTTATTCAATCAATGTAACATCTTGCATTTGCCAAAAGAGTTCAACGGCATTTTTTGCAAAGGCGCATGATATGTACTGACCAAGAAAAGATTCATCATTGTGGTTGTGTATGATTTTTGCAATGAAAACTTTGGTGAATGCTATTTTATTTACTTGGCCAACGATTCTACCATCCTCTTTACTGTAATAATAATGGCAATCATCGTTCACATCCTTCCATTCTTTTTCTTTTATATTAGTTAACATATCAATCTTCCAATTTCTCTACCACAATTTTGTTCTCCATATCCGGACCAAAGGACATATTCTCACGATAGATTTTGACCAAACCTTTGCGAGCCAATTGTTCACAGGTCAACAACATTATAAATTGTGACATTCGATTCTGAATTTCTTCAAGGTCAAATGTATTCTCAAGCCCTTCAGCAGAGCAAAGCATTTGTGTAATCAAAATCAAATCTTCATATTTTGGACTATCCTGGTCATCAGCAACACCAGTCAATGTAATCAGGTCACCATTGGGCAAGTCACGCATGAAATCACCAACGGTCATATATGGATTCCGCATTAGGTCGGCTGCAAGCAACCTGGTTACAGCAAGGCAATCTTTTGACTTGACAACCATATCATAGTTGATATTGTAACCATTGAATTCATCTTCGTTATATTCCATATCCATATTATTCCTTTGAATTTGTTTTTTGCGCCACATTATTCTTTCCAATCACCATAAAGGTCTTCAACTTCTTTGATAAGACGGTCAGCAAATTTTTGACAGAATACATTGAACCATAATTCGTCCAACATTTCAACAGGCGCACCTACCTCAATCACCAATTTTTTAAGTTCTTCATTCATATCAATCACCCGAATCTATGTTATGCATATCACCACAATGCACACAGGTGTACTTAGTGTAACAATGACCTGCACTCTGCGAATTGTAAAGGTGGACACAAGGTGTACCATCAGGCCTCAATTTAACCTGACCTGTCGGTCGACCCATCATATACTGAGCACCACAATTGGTACAGTCCACCGTATCATCTTCAGCACGGTAACCATACCAATTGTAATCTTTACCATAACGCCTCAAATGGTCTGGACAAGGCATATGCCCTGAGCCATTACAAGTTGGACAAACTCCTAATTCCATTATTCAACTCCGAAATGTTCCTTTGATTGCACTCCAACAGCCAAGCGCAGAGTTATCTTTTTTCATAACATCTTCACAGATTTTCATACATTCCCATACAAGCAAATCGGCAAACTTTGCTTTATCAAACAAAGGTTCAAACTCAGAAGTCATTGGATTACCACGACATTGTTCAGCCAGTAGTTTAATTCGGTCGTTCATTTTGTTACCTTATCAACCGCAAATGGTGTACTCTGCCAAATTAGCCCAGTTTTTACCTGCGCTTTGGCGAATCTTTGTTACCTGAATCAAGGTACGGAGCGACAACTCTAACTGAAT